TGTTAATGCAGCCCAAAGCGTTGGATAAGTTTGTTCAAAGTGTGCTTTACCTTCAGCTGCAATGAATGCTCTGTTTAATTGTAATCCATCAGTTGCAGCATTATCACTGCTTCCTACATTAGCCACACCCCAGTTAGAGTATGTAATTGTAGGATTAGATTTCATAATATCAATAATGTTATCAAATGCTGCTGTTGCTCTTGCAAGTGGAACACCTGCTAATCTTGGTTGAATATCTCTTCTGAGATATTTAATAGCTTCAATTGTTTCAGCAAGTTGCTCGTTGATTACGATATCTGTTCCAACATTACCAGCTCTATATGCTCTACCTGCATATTTACTTGGATAATCAGAACCTGTCTGAATATCACGAGCTACTGCATTTAAAATATATCCTACATCTCTTTCACATTTTTCTTCACTATAAGTAAAGTACTTATCGTTAATAAATGCTACAACTTCATCTTGAATGAAATCTTTGTTCATTTGAAGCGATTGACGAGCATATGTTCTGCTTGGCTCAATCGCAGGAATTAGAGAAGTATTAGCACTTGGTAATGGTTCTGGAGTTTGCTGTGTAATATCTAAAGAGCCAGTATAATCTGGAATAACTAATCTATTATCTACTGAATCAGCTACAACATTAAATAGAGTTGAAACTCTTGATGCTGTTGTTGAATTAGCAGCTGGCATTTTAGTTGTTGGCAACCACTGCTTAGTAGTATTGCCGGTAACTTGTTTAATTGCACCTGCGTCTGCACTTACAAATGTATGAACTCCTCTATAATCGCCGGCATCTCCAACGTTCATAGATATTGTTGTAGCATCTGCTGCTATAATTTTTACAGGTGTTTCAAAGAAAGGATCAGTTGATCTTGGATGTGAAATATTTACAGTGTTAGCTCCATCTGGGCAGCTAAATGTAATTCCTTCTTCTTCCATCCAAACATAATCACCAACTTCTAAGGCATGAGTACCTATTGTTACAGTGAAGTGACCTGAGTGTGGATCATATGTTGCATCTGTTGGTGTGAAAGTTAAACCAAATGTGCGTGCAATTGAATTACCCTGTACAACTTCAGAAGCTGTATTTGCTAATTGATTGTATGCTAATCTTGTTGGCTCTCTCTGTTCGTATGGAAGAATACTAACTGCGTTCTTAAAGTAGTAAGCTGCAGCATTTGCTATTGCGGCATCACCACCATATTCCATATCTTCAGTTACAGCATCTACTAGCATTCCAATATCTCTATAGCAAAGCTCAGTATCGTAACCTAGACCATTATATTCTTCACGAATAAAGTCGATGATTTCACCAGAATACTTAGGAATTGATCCAACAATGTTTTCATAATCTGCTACGATAGCTGATGTTGCAGGTGAACTAGATGGTTCAATAACTGCTGGTAATTCGTTAAAGTCATCACCTCTAACCATGTTAGCAACTATTCTATAAAGATCATCAACTTTCTTAGAAATATCAGCTGGTGCAGATTTTCTAATGCTATTAGCTGTTGCACTTACGAATGTATGAGCACCTGTATAACCTTGAGCTGTACCAACATTCATAGTGATTGTTGTTGCGGTTGCTTCAGTAATTTGAACCGGAGTATTATAATACGGATCAGTTGCTCTAGGGTGAGAGATTTGTACTGCAGGAGATCCACATTCGAATGTAATACCACCGGCGTCCATCAATACGTAGTCACCAGCGGCCAATCTATGGGTTCCGATCGTTACTGTAAACACACCGGTTACTGGATTGTAAGTAGCATTCGTTGGAGTATATGTAGGTTGTAAGTTAGCTTTTCTAACTGCGTCAGCATCTGCACTTACGAATGTATGAGCACCTGTGTATCCACCAGCATTACCAACTTGTAATGTGATAGTATTTGTTGCAACTCCATCGACAGTGATTGGTTTATTAAAGAATGGATCAGTAGCTCTTGGATGGCTAATTTGAACTGTTGTATTAGCTTCTGTATTTGCACATTCAAATGTGATTGACTCTTCGTCAAGTGTAACTCTGTCGCCAATTGCAAATCCATGACCTGCACCAATTGTTAACACCATAACTCCAGTTACTGGATCATATGTTGAATCTGTTGGAGTGAATGAAGTTGTTTCAGCTCTTACTTGAGTTGAAGCTCCTTGAAGATTATTTACAACTTCGTTTCTAACAATTTGACCTGCGATTTCAGCAATATGCTCGAATGCTTCAGCTGTAGGTGTTTGCTCATCTTTTGCAAGAACTGATACAGCTTTATCAAAATATAATCTTGAGTTGTAAACTGTAGAAGCGTTTCCACCATGTTGAATATCCCAAGAAACTGAATCTGTAAAGTAACCTACGTCTCTTTCACAATCTGCTACATTGTATGTTAAGTCTGGATGATTAGCTGCAATCCAAGCTGTTGTTTCATTAACAATGAATGTTTTATTAGCTTGTAAGATTGCTTTTGCTTCATAAGCCTCGTCAGAAACATAACCTTTACCGAATGTTCTAGTATCTGCATTTCCAGTACCATTTTGCATAATATCAACGATTTCGTTGAATGCCGCATTTGATCTAGTAATTGCTGTTGAATCAGAAATTCTGCTTGCAATTCTATCTCTTAACCAGTTAATTGCACCAACTGTTTCTGTTAATTCATTTGCAATTACAGATTCTGTTGAAGCATTGCCTGAACGATAAGCTAAACCAGAAAATACTGAGTTTAAGTTAGATCCTGTAAGAACATCTCTAGCAACTGCATTAAGAATTAGTCCTGTGTCTCTTGCACATCTGATGTCGTCATATACAAAGTAATTTGTTCTTAACCAATTGTCAACTGAATCTTGTAAGAATGTTTTATTTTTCTGTAATAAGTCTGCTGCATATCTACCTTGACGTGTTACACCAGCTGGAGTTTGGATTACTGATCCTTCCTCAGCTGATACAAAAGTATGAACTCCAACATATCCATTTGGAACTGCACCTGGATTTACAGTAATAGATGTATTTGATACTGCAGTAACTTCAAGTGGTTTTTGATAGTTAGGTTCGCCAATTCTTGGATGTGAGATTTCAACAGTAGTATTTGATACATTATTTGCACAACTAAATACAATACTGTTAGGTTTAATCTCAATATGATCGTCAGTAGTAATACCGTGACCAACTGGTAGAGTAATAACCATTTCACCAGTTGCTGGATCATATGTTGACGTGTTTGGAGTATGGAAAGAAGCAATCTTAGCTGGATCTGTCCAGTAAATTGCGTTTGAGTCAATACAATCAACATCTGCACTTACGAATGTGTGTACACCTGTATATCCACCAGCATTTGCAACATTAACAGTAACTGTAGTAGCTGTTGCTTCCATAATTCTTACTGGTTGTCTGAATGCTGGATCTGATGGACGTGGGTGAGAAATTTGAATAACGTTATTGCTTGAGTCAACACAACTTAATGTGATGCTCATATCAGCAATGCTAAGCCATTTACCAACTGGAAGCTCATGAGCTCCAATCGTAAGTTCCATATCACCGGTTACTGGATCGTAATCTACGGCTGATGGTGTAAACTTGCCATCATAAACTCCTACTTCATAAATCGCATTTGCTGTTGCGCTTATAAATGTATGTGCTCCTGTATATCCATTTGCATCTCCGGCGTTTACAGTAATGGTTGTAGAACTCACTGCAGTGATCGGCAGTGCGGTATTGTAAGCAGGGTCAGTAGTTCTTGGGTGTGTAATTTGCTGTGCTGGAGAGCCACATTCAAAAGTCATACTTTCAGGAGCGATCATAATTGTGTCGCCAATCTGGAAGTCATGAGCACCAATAGTTACTACCATTACTCCTGTTACTGGATTATAAGCTGCATTTGTTGGTGTATACTTTTTGCTGTTATTATTAGCAATTCTAATAATTTCATCGTAAGCATCGTCAATTCTTTGAATTACAACTGGATCAGAAACAGTGTTTGCTGTTTCTTGTTTTAAGTGATTAATTGCTCCAATTGTTTCTGTAAGCTGGGCGTTTACTGCTACCTTAGCAATACCAGAACGATAAGCAATACCTGATTGAATTGCATTAAAGTTTGTACCTGTTTGCATGTCTCTTAAGACTGCAGGTACAATATAATCTTTCATATCGCGTTGGCATTTTTTACTATCATAGAAGAACCATTCGTTATCAGCCCAATCCATCATATAGTCTTGAATGAATGTTTTATTAGCTTGTAACTGTTTACGAGCATTTCTTCTATCAGCTGGAATATTAGCATTATCACTGAATGTAAATGCTGAACCAATTACGATAACTGCATCATCGGCAACTTCTTTAAGTGTATGTATACCCGAATATCCTGTTGATCCTACATTAAGCGTAATTGTATTAGTTGTTACTGCTTTAATTGGTAACAATGATTTAAACGCTGGATCTGATTTGCGTGGGTGCTTAAGTTCTAATTTATTGCCATCCGTGTCGCAAGTAAATGTAAATGATTCAGGTGAAAGAAGCAAATATCTTCCAACTGCTAAACCGTGATTGTTTATTGTCATAATGAATTCGCCAGTTGTTGGCGTGTAATCTACTGCTGATGGAGTAAACTTTTCACCTTCAAACTTAAGAATATTAACAATCTCATTAAAGTTATTGTATGCTTCTGCAGCAAAAACTGCGGAATTAGCTTGTACTAAATCATCAGTTGTTTTACGTAATCTTTCATATGCTGCAACTGTTTCTTCTCTTTGAGCACCAATTACGTTCTTAGCAGCTTTAAAGTAATATGCATTACCTGCTGTAACTGAGTTGTAGTTTGTATCTAATAGTGTGTCATACTTTACAGCTGGTAAAATATATTCGCGAACATCTCGCTTACACTTTAAGCTGTCGTATGCATAAAATTCTTCGTTATTATCTAACCAATCGATGAATTCTTCAATAATGAATTCACGGTTATCTTGAACTATTTCACGAGCTGCAACAGCAGGACCAACGCCGGTATCTGCAAAGATAATATTGTTTGCAAACTCTTCGCCGTTTTTAAGAACATTTATGGTTTCATTTACTGAAACATCAATTCTATCTTTAACTGATTGGCTAGCATTTTGGAAGATGTGATCCATTGAATCTTTTAAGTGTTCAATTGAACCAACTGTTTCATCTAATTGCTCGTTAACAACTACATATGAGATTGGTGAACGATATGTAATACCGTTTAATCGACCCCAGTAGTTTGAATTTGT